CCGCAAGGCCAGTGCGCAGCTGGCCGTCACGCAGCAAAGCCTCAAAGACGCAAAGCAGGAGGTAGCAGCGCTGGCCGTGCAGTTTAAAAACACGGAGCGCCCGACGACACAGCAGGCCCGCGCACTGGAAAAGGCCCGGCAGGCGGCGTCTGAGTTGCAGACGAAGTCCAACAGCCTGCGCCTTTCGGTGCAGCAGCAGCGCGAGGCGCTTAACGCGGCAGGGATTTCCACCAAAGCCCTGAGCAGCGAGCAGCAGCGCCTGAAATCCGCCTCGGCGCAGGCAACCGTCAGTCTGAGTCGGCAGAAAATGGAGCTGCAGCGGCTGAATGCGCAGCTAGAGCGGCTGAACCAGACCAGCGAGCGCTACCGCAAAGGGCAGGAGCTGTCAGGCAAGGTGCGCAACATGGGCGCGGCCGGTATCGGTGCTGCCACGGTTGGCGGCATGGCAGCAACCTCGCTGCTGATGCCGGGGTTTGATTTTGCACAGAAAAATTCCGAGCTGCAGGCCGTGCTCGGCGTGGGAAAAGAATCGCCGGAAATGAAAGCCCTGCGTGCGCAGGCGCGTCAACTGGGTGACACAACCGCCGCCTCGGCCGATGATGCCGCAGGCGCGCAAATCGTTATCGCCAAAGGCGGCGGTGATGCCGCTGCCGTTCAGGCCGTTACGCCGGTTACGCTCAACATGGCGCTGGCAAACAAGCGCACGATGGAGGAAAACGCCGGGCTGCTGATGGGGATGAAGTCAGCCTTCCAGCTTTCAAACGATAAGGTGGGACACATCGGCGACGTGCTGTCGATGACCATGAATAAAACGGCCGCTGACTTTGACGGGCTTAGTGACTCGCTGACCTACGTCGCCCCGGTAGCGAAAAACGCGGGCGTCAGCATCGAGCAGGCGGCGGCGATGGTCGGCGCTCTGCACGATGCCAAAATAACCGGCTCAATGGCCGGTACGGGAAGCCGCGCCGTGCTGAGCAGGCTGCAGGCTCCTACCGGTGAATCATTCAAGGCTATCAAAGAGCTGGGGATTAAAACGGCAGACGGCAAAGGAAATACCCGCCCGATCTTGACCATTCTGAAAGAAATGCAGGCGAGCTTTGATCGTAACAAGCTGGGAACGGGGCAGCGCGCCGAGTACATGAAGACCATCTTCGGCGAGGAGGCCAGCTCATCGGCCGCCGTGCTGATGACCGCCGCTTCAACCGGCAAGCTGGACCAGCTGACCGCCACGTTTAAAGCCTCTGATGGCAAAACCGCCGAGCTGGTCCAGGTCATGCAGGATAACCTCGGCGGCGACCTGAAAGAGCTGCAGTCTGCTTATGAGGCTATCGGCACCGACCTGTTTGATCAGAACGACGGCAGCCTGCGTACACTTACCCAGGACACGGCGGCGCTGCTGCTTAAGGTTGATGGCTGGATTAAAGCTAACCCTGAGCTGGCAGGCGGTATTGCAAAAGTGGTAATGGGCGGGCTGTTGCTGGCCGGGGCGCTGGGCGCTATCGGGCTGGTAGCCTGGCCGGTGATCGCGGGCGTAAATACCCTGATTGCCGGGGCGGGCTTCCTCGGCACGGCATTCAGCATCGCGGGCGGAGCCATTACGGCCGCGCTCGGCACTATCACGCTGCCGGTTGTGGCCGTCGCGGCGGCAATCGTGGCCGGTGCGCTGCTGGTACGCAAATACTGGGAACCTGTCAGCGCCTTTATAGCAGGCATGGCCGAAGGGTTTACCGCAGCGATGGGGCCGATCAGTGACTCCTTCGGTTCGCTGAAGCCCGCTTTTGAGTGGGTAGGCGGTAAGGTCAAAGAGCTTTGGGACTGGTTCGGCAAACTGCTGGAGCCGGTCAAATCCACGCAGGCTGAACTTGCCGCCGCCGGAGACATGGGTAAGCAGTTCGGCAACATGCTGGCCGAGGCGCTGAAAATTCCGGGGCATGCGCTCGATCAGCTTATGGGTGGCATAGATTGGGTACTGGATAAGCTCGGCATTATCGATACGAAATCCGACGGTCTGAAAGACAAAGTGCCGTCGCCCGATCCAATAGCAACCGGCGGCGCGGGCACAGATACCGGCGGGCTGCAATACAACCTCGCCTATGGTGGCGCGGCTTACCGTCCGGTTTACTCACCATCAGGCGGAGGCGGATTTACCGACCGCAGCCAGAATACCTATCAGTATGAAATCAATATGCATGAGGGGATGACCAAAGACGACGCAATGGCGCTGATGGCGCAGCACCAGGCAAAAGAGCAGCGCAACCGGCAGGCACAGAACCGCAGCAAAATGGGCTGGGAGGACTAACCGATGATGATGATTTACGGCATGATGCCGTTTATGCGACAGACCCTGCCTTACGGGGATATGCAGCAGAATATCGATTACCGCTGGCCCACTAACAGCCGGTTCGGGCAGCGTCCGTCGGCGCAGTTTATCGGGCCAGGCGATGAAAAAATCACGCTTTCCGGGGAGCTGCGCCCGGAAATCACAGGCGGCTCGGTGTCGCTGATGACCGTCCGTCTGATGGCCGACGAGGGGATGGCGTGGCCCCTGATTGGCGGCAGCGGCATGATTTACGGCATGTACGTGATCGAGAGTATTTCAAACACCTTCAGTGAGTTCTACCCCAACGGCACGGCCAGCAAAATCATGTTTACCCTGAGCCTGAAGCGCGTTGATGAGTCGCTCACCTCGATGTTTGGCGATCTGAAGAAACAGGCTGACGGGCTTATCAGCGGCTCCAGCAATCTGCCAGGGCAGCTCACATCAGCAATTGACGGCGTGAAGTCGGCGGCTGGTAGCCTGATTTCATCTGCAGGGGGGCTGCTCGGATGATCGGGATAAGCAGCCTGCCGGTGCAGGCCGGGGCGCAGCTGACGCCTGATTTCATGCTCAAGGTTAACTCTAAAGACGTCACAACCAATATCCGTGATCGCCTTATCTCGATGACACTGACCGATAATCGCGGCTTTGAGGCTGACCAGCTGGATATTGAGCTGGACGACGCCGACGGGCAGCTGGCTATGCCCGTTCGCGGTGCGGTGATAACGCTGTTTCTCGGCTGGAAAGGCCAGACGCTATTCGGTAAAGGTAATTTCACGGTTGATGAGGTGGAGCACCACGGCGCGCCGGACACCATGACAATCCGCGCCCGCAGTGCTGATTTCCGTGGCTCACTCAATTCCCGCCGGGAGGTGTCCTATCACGACACAACCCTGGGGGAAGTCGTGACGCAGATTGCCGGACGCAATAACTTAAAGCCAATGCTGGCTGATGGATTCGCCGGAATTGCCGTGGCTCACATCGACCAGACGCAGGAGACTGACGCCAAATTTCTGACGCGGCTCGCCACGCTGTACGGCGCGGTTGCTGCAGTGAAGGCCGGGCGGCTTCTGTTTATAAAGCCCGGTAATGGAGTCACCGCCAGCGGCAAGCCAATTCCGCAGATGACGATCACGCGGCAGGATGGCGACCGGCACAGCTTCAGCATTGCCGACCGTGGCGCATACACCGGCGTCTCGGCGAGCTGGCTGCATACCAAAGACCCTAAGCCTAAGAAAGTTAAGGTAAAGCGCAAGCCGAAAGAAAAGCACCTGCGCGCGCTGGAGCACCCGGAGGCTAAAAAGAAAAAGGCGGCTACAGTTAAAACGCCGGAGGCCAGAGAGGGTGATTATCTGGCAGGCACGGAAGACAACATATTCACGCTGACGACCGTGTATGCATCGAAAGCGGCCGCGATGCGGGCGGCTAAAGCGAAATGGGATAAGCTGCAGCGCGGCGTCGCTGAGTTCTCGCTCACGCTCGCAATGGGCCGCGCCGACCTGTACCCGGAAACGCCGGTCAGGGTGAGCGGCTTTAAATCGGTGATCGATGCACAGCCGTGGATTATTAGTAAGGTGACGCATAGTCTGAGCGGCAGCGGATACACAACCACGCTTGAGTTTGAAGTGCTGCTTTCAGATATTGAATATCAGTCAGAAACAGAGGGTGAAACGGAAACAGCTTAATTCGGGTGTAATTTGCAAATTGTAATTTGCATATTCAAACTAAGTGGCTCTCCCCTGCCCTTTTTGAGGATATTAATCATGATGCACTGCCCTTTATGCCAGACAGCAGCCCACGCAAAAAGCAGCCGCTATGTTTCAAAAGAAACAAAAGAACGTTATCACCAGTGCCAGAATATTAATTGCAGCTGCACATTCAAAACGCACGAGACCGTGACTGGAATGATTGTCTCGCCTGGGCAAATCAATAAGGTGCCACTCTACACCAACCAACAGCAACCTTCCCTTCTGCATTAATTTAGCCCGCTCAGCGGGCTTTTTCATGTTTGAAAATCCATAATCAAACATTGAATACTGTTTTTATATACAGTATTTTAGCCTACATTTTACGATGGAGGCAGATTATGGCGGTCAGGAAGCTCAACACTGGCAAGTGGCTTTGCGAGTGCTATCTCAATGGAAGAGATGGCAAACGAATTAGAAAGCAGTTCAAAACCCGCGCCGAAGCCATTGCCTTCGAGCAATACACTTTAGACGAGAGCAAAGTTAAACCCTGGCTGGGTAAGAAGGAAGATAATCGACGCTTAAATGAGTTGATTGATCTCTGGTATAATCTGCATGGCCGCTCACTTAATGATCGCAAGGGACGCTTAGGTAAGCTCAACATCATTTGTAATGGCCTAAACAATCCTATAGCTGCCGATATCACGGCAAAAGATTGGGCACACTATCGTAATTCTCGCTTAGAAGGTAAAATCGAGAACGGCTATAAAACCAGCACAAAGTCGCTAAAGGTTTCACCTGGCACAGTTAACTGCGAACACGCCTTTTTACGTGCTTTGTTTAATGAGCTAGAGCGTCTTGGCGAAATATCCTACCCAAACCCACTTAAAAACATTCGTATGTTCGAACAACCCGAAAAAGAGATGGCTTGGCTGACGGACACGCAAATTAACAAATTGTTTGCAGCTTGTGAAGTTCATGGTAATCCGCAACTAACATTGATTATCAAAATTTGCCTTTCAACCGGATGCCGTTGGAATGAGGCTGCTGCCCTTAAAGCGTCACAGATATCCCCTCTTAAGATTACTTTCATAAATACCAAAGGCAAACGCAATCGCACAGTACCAATCAGCGAAGAGCTCTATGATGAGCTAAAAGATAGAGAGGGCAAATTTTTCGAAGAGTGCTACCGGCAATTTTATCGAGTAATCTGCCTAGCTGGAATAGAGCTGCCAGAAGGACAAATGAGCCATGTTCTGCGGCATAGCTTCGCTAGCCACTTTATGATGGCCGGTGGCAACATACTGGTGCTGCAGCGCATCTTGGGACACTCGGACATACGCGTCACAATGCGTTATGCTCACTTTGCGCCTGACCACCTTGAAGAGGCAGTCATACTCAATCCTTTAGCGCAACTTAGTAGAATAATTCGCTAGAAGAATGGGCGATTTCAATAATCTTCCTCTAATCCATATTTAATATATGAAAACCGCTAGCACTGAGAGACTGAATTTATATAAAATTGAATTCTTATAACCAAAAGAATGGCGACTTAAATGTCAATTAAAGATGAAGTCCGTATACCTCAATGGGCACTAGCAATTGTTGTTACTATTTTAGTAGCAACTCATGGAGGGATTTGGGTTTTGAGAGAATCAAGAATATCAGATTTAGAGAAAGAGATAAGCACTTACAAACAATCAAACGAATGGAAACTTCCTGAAACTTTAAATAAGATAAACTCTGCATCCGAAAAGTTATCATTAAACATTGATCAAAAAAACAAACTTACACGCCTTGAGGCTGAATCTAAGGAAAGTCTGATTAAGAATAAAGAGCTTGGCGATAAATTGGAAGAAGCTAAATTAAAATTAAATGCAGCAAATCAAGCTCTAACTCAATTAACCACCGAGAACAAAACGTTTACAGTTAATAGAAGAGACAGTCATCAAATTGCAGGAGATCTTATTTATTTATCTGTTAATTATGTTGGAAGCAGCAATGTTATGGGTATATTTGACAATAAAGAATATGACCTTGAATTAGGTAAATCTTTGCCATACTCAATTGGCGCATTAAATTGCAAAATCACCTTAACCAAAATGTCTATGAGTGAGGAATTCGCAACTTTCAATCAGAGTTGCATAAGTAGCAATTAGAAGACGTGCCACTGCAAACTCTTGTTCGGATGGCGACAAAGTGGCGTCATAGGCTCCAGCAGAGTAGAACAGAAGGCAACAGGGTGGCATTTAACTCATTGATTTTATTCTAAGGTGTTGTTTTTAAATGCCAACCAAAAAAAGACCGAATACGATTCCTATATTCGGTCCAGGGAAATGGCTCTCAAGGAGCCGTGCGCTAAAAGTTGGCATTTATGAAGGCGATGTCGCCTTGCCATTTA